AGAAACCCAAACTCATCACATCACGATCCGTTTTCGCAGTGATATAGGCACAAATTACCGCATACAGTATGGATCTCGTAACTTCAACATAAGAGGAATCAGAAACATAGACGAAAGAGATAGATATTTGCTTTTGATTTGCGAAGAAGGAGTAGCCAATTGAAAATTAAGTTTGATATAAAGAATTTGACTGCTTTTAACAAAAGTCTAAAGAAAAGATTTACTAAAGATGCCTTATTTGAAACAAAAAGGAAAATGAATAGATCCGTAGATATTGTCAGAAACCATGTCGTAGAAAGCATACAAAGAGGGGCTAAGTCTGGAGAAACTTACGAACTTTATAATCCTAGAAGAACCCATACCGCATCTGCTCCTGGTCAACCACCTGCAACCGATACAGGATTTTTAGTTTCCAATGTTTCTACACAAGTAAAAACACAAGGCAAAAAGGTTATAGGGCAGATAGTTTCATCAGCTCCTTATTCAGTGCATCTTGAATTTGGCACAACTAAAATGAGACCAAGACCTTTCATGCAACCTGCATTACAAAAAAACAAAAGAAAAATACAAAAAATATTTGGGGAGGGTAAGTACATTAAATGAGCATAGGACAATTCGCCTTACAAACAGCTATTTATTCAACCCTGAACAGCGATAGTAACCTCACATCAACGCTAGGGGCAGGTGTTTACGATGAAGTCGTAGAGACAGCTTCTTATCCTTTTGTAGAGATAGCAGACGATACAGCCATTGAATACGACACAAAAGATCTTGATGGTGGCGAGTTCACAATGACCATTCATGTGTGGTCACAATACGCAGGGGCAAAGGAAACAAAAAATATTATGGACAGAATTCACACTCTACTTCACAATAGTAGTCTAAGTGTTACAGGATTCAATCTTGTTAATTTAAGGTTTGAATTTAGTGATATACTAAAAGACCCAGATGGGATTACCAGACATGGTGTCATGCGATTCCGTGCAATAATTTTAGGAACTTCATAATAGGAGATAAATTATGGCAGCACAGAAAGGTTCAGCAGTTCTCATCAAAGCAACAGTGAGTGGATCTAAAGTTACAGTAGGTGGCTTAAGATCTTCTTCTATTACTTTGAATGACGAAATGGTTGATGTAACCAACAAGGATTCTTCCAACAAAAGAACTCTTTTAGCTCAAGGTGGAATACAATCATTGACTATCAGTGGGTCTGGTGTTTTCACGGACAGCACATCTGAGCAACAATTAAGAACTTCCGTTGGGGAATCTGTTTTCAATACTTACGATTTTGTTATTCCTGATTTGGGAACTTACACAGGAAGTTTTCAAGTAACTTCTTTAGAGTTTGCAGGGGAATACAATGGGGAAGCTACTTACTCTGTCACACTAGAATCTAGTGGGGCAGTAACTTTTGCAGCAGCGTAATATGTTTAAGACTGTAGAAATTAAAAAAGGCAAGGACATTATTCAGGCTAGTCTTGACGATGGTGTCCTTTCTGCCCCAAATAAATTAGGTAAAGATGTCACAGAAGTTGAAGTTGATGGTAAAACTTATAAAGTTTTAGAGTCAACTGTAGATGAAAGAGATGATCTTATTTATTTAACATTAGAGCTTCCAAAGGGAAGTTCAGGAGTAAAGTCAAATGACGAATCCACTAAGGGGTGAAATACAAATCACTCTAGGTTCAGAAACCTATAAGGCTCGGCTAAATATTGATGCTCTAGTTCGCATAGAAGATGAACTAGACTCTGGTATTCTCAAACTCGCTTCTCGTATTGCACAAGCTGATGTAAGGCTAAGAGAACTTATCGTAGTTCTGAAAGCTGCACTCAGAGGTGGCGGTAATGATTTTGATGATAAAAAAGTCGGTAAGATAATCAGTGACATAGGCATAGTCGCTGCTAGTACAGAGGTAGCAAAACTTCTGGCACAAACCTTAAGCGATCCAGACGGAGAAGAAGAGGGAAAGTCTCAGCAAGTAGCATAACTGATGAGAAGATCAGTTGGTCAAGGTTCATGCAAATCTGTCTTGGCACTATGGCAATGCGACCTAAAGATTTTTGGGATCTATCGCCTGTTGAAATGTATGCTGCTATCAGAGGCTTTAAAGAGTTTCATACAACCGAATCCGAACAACCCATGACCAAAAACGAATTAGAAGAACTAATGGAGTTATACCCTGACTAATGGCTAAAACAGTTGACGAATTAATTGTAGAGATAAAAGCAGATACCAAAGATCTGAACGCTAAACTGCGTAATATTGAAGGAACTCTGGGTAGAACATCACAAGCTGGTAGAGGAGCATTTATTCCCATGATTGGCTCTGTTGGCAAATTAATACCACTATTAGGAGCTGCAGCAGCAGCGTTAGGATCTATAGCTGCAGTGCGAGGTATAGCTCAAGTAGGATCAGATTTTGAGGATTTAAGAGATTCACTTAATACTGTTTTTGGTTCTATCAATGCAGGTCAGGGAGCTTTTAATAGAATTTTACAGTTTGCTCAAACTACTCCATTCCAAATTGAAAGCGTTTCAAAAGCATTTATACAGCTCAAAGGAGCAGGTATAGAACCTAATATGGATATGCTTCAAACTTTTGCTGATACAGCATCAACATCTGTAGATCAGTTAGGGGCATTTGAAGCAATGGTGAGGCTAGTTTCTAGATCTGCCGCAGGTGGATTAGGTTTAGAAGAAATAAACCAACTTGATGATAGAGGTATTCCTGCAACTAAAATTCTTACAGAAGCGTTAGGTGTTACTAGGCTAGAGTTATCTAAATTTGGTCAGACTGCAGAAGGAGCTGCTCAGATGGTAGATCTTTTAATTGCAGGTATGCAAGAAAGGTTTGGTGGGGCAATGGCAGAAAAAATGGATAACTTGTCCACTAAGACATCTAATTTGACCATTGCTTTCAAAGGATTAGGAAACGCTATTTTTGAAGGTGGCTTGGAAACTCTTTTAAAAGGAGCTGCTGACGAAGCAACAAGATTAGCCAATGCATCAGCAAGGTTAGTCCGTATGTCAACAGGGAATAGTAGTATTGATGATCTTTCTCAAGTTACAGGAATATCTGCAGATAATCCCCTTGCAGCTATCATGGAAGCTAGAAGAAGGTTAGCAGAGCTAAGTAGAGGTGACAGCACTTTAGCTGATAATTTAGGAGTTACGAACCCTGCTGTTCTAGCTCAAGCAACTGCGACTACAGAAAAAATGCGACAACTTAATGAAATGATAAATTTATTAGAAGATGGACTTTTTAATGTAGATACATCTGCTATGCCAACATTCACAGACTCTTTAGGGCTTTTAGGCGATGCCACAGGAAAGGCTACGCAAGATGTAGCCGAATTAGATACAGTATTGAAAGAAGCAGGGCAAAATCTTGCTAGAGATTTAACAAATAATTTATTAGAAGGACAAAACGCTTTGCAATCTTTTGCTAGTTTTACTAAAGCAATAATATCGGAAATAATTGCAAGTTTTCTAAGAATGCAAATTATAGATCCAATATTAAGCTCTTTTATGACATCAGGAACAGGGGCAGGTACTGGAAGCGGAAGTGCAGGTGGTGGAAGAGCTAGTCATGGCAGACCTATGCTAGTAGGAGAAAGAGGTCCAGAGCTTTTTGTTCCGCACTCCGCAGGTAACATAATGAATAATGCTGACACTAAATCTGCTTTAGGCGGAGGCGGTATTTCTGTTGTGCAAAACATCAGCTTTAGCACAGGAGTAGTGCCAACAGTAAAAGCAGAGATAACAAAGATGTTGCCACAAATAGCAGATGTATCTAAAGCTGCTGTCTTAGAAGCAAACATGAGGGGTGGTTCATTTAGAAGAGGTATGCGATGAGCAAAGAACTAACTATGCCTACAACACCTAATTTTTTAGCAAGTGAGTTCACTTTAGTAAGAACAATAGGACAAACTATTAGTCCCTTTACAGGACAACAAAAAACACAAGAATTTGATAATGTCTTTTGGACAGCAGATGTAACTTTGCCACCTATGAATAGATCTACTGCTGTAAATTGGCAGTCATTTCTTTCAAGACTTAAAGGCACAGGAAATGTTTTTAAATTTGCAGATCCAGACGCTTTGACTAACACAGGTACATACGATGCTGATGATTTGAAAGCAAACGCTAGAATATCTAACACCAATGTCGCTTTGACCTTTTCTGGTAGCACGATAACTGCAGGAGCTTCAACATTTGCCAATGCAATAGTAGGCGACTACATAGTTGTGACAGGAGCAAATAACGAAGCAAACAATGGAACACATAAAATAACGACAGTAACAAGTAATACAGTCGTAGTAGTAGATTCTACGCTTACAGGCGAAACAGGAACTTCTGGTTGTAAAGTTCAACAAAACATAAAAGGTTCACAAGGCTTATCGCTTCTAGCCACAAGTAACTCTGCTGCAGGGACTATTGCAGTTGGAGATTATTTAGGTGTTCTGGGCGGTACAACTACAACAAGTCAACCTGTGCAACTTCTTTTGGTAACTGAGGCAGCAACAGAAACAGCAGTAGGTGGAGGAGCTAATAAGTTTGCAGTTGGGGTAGAGCCTAAATTACGATCAGCTTTAGCAGATAACAACCTAGTCAAATTCAGTTCACCAAAAGGTCTTTTCAGATTAATTGACAATCAAATAAGTTGGTCTGCTGATAGAAATTCAATATATCGGATCTCCTTTAGTTGTCAGGAGAAAATTTAAATGGCTACAAGACAAGGCATTGACTCATCTATAGTCAACGCTTTATCAGAAGAAAATGTTTTTCCTTTCATTGCAGTCAAAGGATTTTTTGATTCAGGAAATATTTTAGTTTGGTCTGGTATAGACGATATTACGATAGATAGCGAAACTTACACAGGGGCAGGTACTTTGTTGGCAGTCAGTGGATTTGAAGAAACCAAAGAGATGAAAACAAATGGTATTACTGTTTCTCTTTCAGGTATGGACGAAACAGTTCTAAGTTATGCCTTAAGTGAAAATTTTCAAAATAGAAAGCTAATCGTGCATTTCGGTTTTTTAGATGGTGGTACAAACGAAGTAAAAGGAGTAATGAATGCTTTTACAGGAAGAATGACATCTATGAACATTTCTGACGATACTACTGGTTCTACTGTCACAGTTAATGCAGAGAATCGTCTCATTGACTTAGAAAAAGCATCAATGCTGCGATACAACAAAGAATCACAGAAGTTTGTTGCAGGAGGAACAACTGATACAGCTTTCAATAGAGTTCTTAAATTAGCAGATCAAGAAGTCCTATGGGGCAGAACAACCTCTACAAGCGGAACATTAGATGGGGGTGGAGGATCATCAGGAGGACCTGGTGGTATAGACGATGGTGTTGGTGGAGTGATGAAGTGATCAAAAAATTACCACAGTGGGAAATGTTGTTATTCAACTTTCTTGAAAAAAAGCAAGACCATGTATTCAAATGGGGTAAATGGGATTGTTGTATTTTAGTCATTGACGCAATAGAAGCTATGACAGGCGAGAAGATACTAAAAAAAAGTTGGTCTAATAAAAAAGAAGCTCTTATGTTTATCAAAGAGAATGGTAAAACCTTAAATAAAGTCGCAAGTAAGTATTTAAAAAAAGCAGGTCTTTCTACTTTAGATAAAGCATTTATTACAGCAGGAGATATTGTCTTACTTGAAGATAGTGAAAATAACTTTGAAGAATTGATGGGAGTTTGCACAGGCAATCTTATTGTATGTATTACAGATTATGGTTACGCATATAGAGATAATCATGTAGCTAAGAAGGTGTGGAGAATAGATGGCTAAAGCAGCAAAATCAGCTCTATTAGCAGCAGCAATAGTAGGCATAATAGCTGCTTCTGGCGGAACAGCAGGTTTAGCAGCTCCAGCAATATTTGGTCTTGAGGCTGCATCAGCAGGGGCAGCTATAGCCTTTGCTGCAACTATGGCTTTTGTTTCTACAGGCATATCCATGATGACCGCCAAAAAACTTCCTTCTGGATTAGGCGACAACTTTGGCACTAAAGTAAGTACAAAAAATCCTACCGCCCCAAGACAGATTGTTTATGGTCAATGCAGAGTAGGTGGAACTTTTACACAGATAGAAACATCTGGTACAGATAACTCTGTTTTGCACATATTCACTGTATTAGCAGGTCATCCTATAGATAGTTTACAAAAAGTATTTATTAACGATAAGGCTTTAGCTTTAGGATCTGAAACTTCATCATCATCTATAAACGGAGAAACTGTTCATACTGTTACAGCTAATTTCTTTGAAAACTCAGATAACCCAAATAATTTAGGATCTGGGGCATTGATACGATTTACTTTTCACGATGGAACACAAACTGCAGTAGATGGCTTTGCACAAGCACAACTAAACACGACCTCAGTGCCAAACACCCACATCTTTAAAAATTGTCCTTATGTTTACATGCAAATGGTATATGACTCTGAAAAATTACCGAATGTTCCTAATATTAGCTTTGAAGTAAAAGGTAAAAAATTATTTGACCCTAGAACTTCGCAAACAGCTTTTACCGATAGCACAGGTAAAGTTATTGGTAATAATCCTGCATTAGTTTTAAGAGATATCCTAACAGATACAAGTTATGGTGTCGGTGTTACCTCAAGTGAAATAAACGACACTACAAATGCAGGTGGTTTTGCTGCAGCAGCCAATACTTGTGAGCAATCTGTAACCCTTGCAGATGGAAGTACGACAGAGCAAAGATATGAATGTAATGGATTCACAAATTTTGCTGCAACTAGAGAAGATATAATCGCAGGTATAACAAGTTCTATGGCAGGAACTATGACTTACTCTAATGGGAAGTTTAATGCGTTTGCAGGAGCTAATCAGACAGCAAGTTTAACCATAACAGATGATGATTGCCTTTCACCAATTGCAGTCACAACCAAAAGTATGCAAGGAGATCTGTATAACACTGTGAAAACAATGTTTTCTGACGAAAACCAAAAATTTATACCTACAGATACACCAATATTACAAAACTCAACTTTCTTATCTGCCGATACTCCAAGTGGTGAAAATTCAGCCAATTTTGTCAAAACTATGGAAGTCAGATTGCCTTTCACCACATCAAACACAATGGCACAAAGGCTTGGGAAGATTGCTTTATTACATCAAAGAGAAACAACAACTATAAGGGTAACTACAACACTAAAATTTCTACAGTTACAACCTGCAGATTATGTCCAAATCACTAACGAAAGATTATCTTTCAGCAATAAGTTATTTGAAGTGATGGCAGTCAACATGGTCTTAGAAGGCGATGACAACCCTTTTATTGCTTGTCAGTTAGATTTGAAAGAAATCAGCACAAGCGTTTATGATTTTGCCACCAATGAGTATTCAACCATACAGGCAGAGGGAAGTGATTTAACATCAGGGGCTTTAACTGTTACAGCTCCAACAGCAGGATCTATAAATCAAACAGCAACTATTGATGGCACAACTACTAAAGTAAACATAAAAGTTGTTTGGTCAAATGCCTCAAATGAAGCTATTCAAGGCACAGAAGTTCAGTATAAATTAAGTTCAGATTCTACTTATACATCTCAAATATCAGGCAAGGGTCAGACAATAGCAGTCATACCGAATGTGACTGTGGGTCAAACTTATAATGTCAGGGTAAGACATTTTACTTTTGACAATGTTTATTCAAGTGCGACAGATTTTAGTAATATCACAATAACGCAACCAACTGCAGCTCCTAACAGTCCCTCTAGTGCATCTGTAAATTCTGATGGTGTTTTAGGGCTAAGAGTGCGATGGACAAATCCATCAAACAGCGATCTCAGGGCAGTAAAGGTTTACAGAAAAACAAATAGCACGACACCAACAAATGATACAAATTTAGTACAAACAGTGTATGGAGAGCCTAATGCTATAAGTAAAGCTGACTTTGGTACACAAGATGGTTTGACACCAGGCACAACTTATTATTTTTGGGTAAGAGCAATCAATCATGGTGGTACACATTCGTCTGGTTTTGTTTCTGCAGGAAACGCTACTTTTGGCAAAGTTGACACAGGAGAGCTTGAAAACTCAGCAGTAAATGACAACATTTTAGGTAATAATATATCTGTAGGAAGCCATGCAGCGAATGGCTCATTAGGTGGAAGTGTTGGGGCAGTAGCTACAGCCAACAACACAACTGAATTTAATTTTAGTCTTTTATTCTTTTTTTCAACCTTAACGAGTGATCCACATAAAGCCTTAGTTAGTGGAAGCACTTTTACTCTTGATCCTATCATAAATCAATCATTCTCAACTCCTGTTCATCAAGGCGGTAATAGTAAAGATTATATGGTCATTGCTACATGTGGAGTAGTTGGCACATTTGGTAGTACTTCTGATGTCATAATGGTGTTGAGTGCATCTAATTCATCTGATGCTGCTAGTACACCTTTTGCACATTCTGGTCTTGTTCAAGAGGCAGGAGCTGACGCAAAGGTTTTAGGACCAACGATTACAAGAGTTCTTAAAGTTACTTTATCGTCAAACTCAACAGTACATTTAAGGGTTCATGGTGGACAAAATAACATTACTGATAATGCATCAAGTCAAAAAGGTCTTGGTAATGTATCGCTTCATGTAATAGGGTTATCAGCATGAGTTTATACACTTCTATTACAGACGAAACTTTTGAAATGCCAGAAACAATGGCATGGTTAAGAAACAAAAGGAATCTAATGCTTGAAGAATGTGATTGGACACAAGCTGCAGACTCGCCTCTATCTGATCAAAAAAAGGCTGAATGGGCTACCTACAGACAACAACTTAGAGATTTAACAAATACATATACGAAAGAAAACTCTATTGAAGATATTGTCTTTCCAACGAAACCGACATAATGGACGATATAGTAAGACTTATAACAGAACTAGGTTTCCCTGTTGCTGCTGCTTTAGGTCTGGGAATATTTGTTTGGAAACTTATCAATAGAATAATAGATGGCATGGAGTCTAAAATAGATGTGGTTGATGATAAGGTTAATGAACAACTCAAGGCTATGGAAGATAGATTACAAACTAAATTAGATGCTCAACAAGGTATATTGGTTGCCCTGATTGATAGAGTCAGAAGTGTAGATAATGAGATAATCAGGCAAGATACTTTATTGAAAACAATGTTAGGAGTGCCACAATTGGTACAGAAAGATAAAATTGCTAAAGCAGATAGAGACGATCAGAGGAAAGACTAATGAAAGATTGGTGGGAATATAAAAAAAGACAGCTAAGAACAATTATATTTTTTGTGTTGTTAGTTCTTTGTTTGGTTTTGTTTTCAAACTTTGTCTTTACAGACGAGATGGTTTTTAAATTTAAATCACCTAGTTTTTCTGGATTTAATACATCACAACATTATCTGACCATTCAGAATCAAGAACACACTAGGAAGAAAACATTATTAGAAGAAATAAAAGCGTTAGCAGAAGAATTAGAAAGGGAAGAAAACAACACAACATTATCTAGGTTTATTCGTAACTTAGAAAGCAGAGTGTATGCACAACTATCAAGGCAACTTGTAGAAAATCTTTTCGGAGAAACTGCCTCAAAGGAGGGTTCTATTGAGTTAGAAGGTAATACCATTGAATATGAGTCAGACGATGAAACGATTACGCTTACTATTACAGATGAGGAAGGTCATGTTACTGTCATTACTTTCCCTATCAATAGTTTTACTTTCTAGCTGCGGAGCATTACCAAAAAACAAATTAGATAACTTCCGTATATCAAAATATCCGCATTTACATGATGTTATAAATTACGAGCTTGAATACTTGTCGCCACCCAAAGAAAAATTAGTGGTAGCGGTTTATCCAAATGCCTT